CTTTCCTTTCTTATATGTAAATGGTGTAGTAAAGCGACATCTGCAAATCACTAAACTTATACTGTGCTGTCTGGTCTGGCTCTAATGGTTTCATAAGCCCCAGCTCTTCCCAGCGTCTGTGCGTTATCTCCGGCACTGCCCTAAACTTCTTTACCTCATGCTCGCTGTATTTTCGGTATTCCTCGCTTATCTCATGGTCTGCAAACGGTTTGAACGCTGCCATATACCCTACGTAAACGTCTGCCCCGCCCTCGATAATGTGCAGGCGGTCTGAACTTTCCAGCGTGCCTATAAATTCCTTTACTGTCACTGTCTGTCTCTCCTACTTCTCCGGCATTTCGTACAGCCTCGGTATTACTGCTGCAAACGGCTGTACGTCCATGCCGCCCCTTATTACAGCTGCACCGCCAGCCGTAAACAGATAGCTTACGCACGCTTTCTGTATCTCGTCCAGTACCTCTAAGCAACGCTCTTTTGTGGCATACTCTCCGATTTCCTCTAAACACCCGTCACTTATGCAAATTACGTGGCGCTTTTTGTCTGCCTCTGCGCCGCCTCTCTTTTTCTTTATGTCCTCGTACTCTCCATACTCTACGCTGGCGTAATTACCGCCCAGTCTATACAGCTTTTCTTTATTCTGGCTGCGTATATATACCTCGCTCATTGCTTTTATCTCCTTGCCTCTATGTTTTCCATTTCAGAAATGCAGTTTGACGGTATCAGCTCATAAGCTGCCGCCTCTATTTCTGTAAGCGCCTCTTTATACTCAATGTATCCCCACGCCTGCCGTGCTATCTCTGGTACGTTCTGCCGTTCCTCAAAATTTTCTATATGTAAAATCTCGTTTCCCTGCGGCTTTGGAAATGTTCCCAGTGATAACGGGCGTAAAGGGCTGTAATATCTGTGGCTCATTCTCCCGCCCCGCTTTCCTCTTTATGTTCTTGGTAGCCCTCTAAGTATCCTATTGCCTCTACGTCAATGTCCTTACCGTCGTTGTTTATCTGAATTTTGCCGTAGTAGGCATAAATACAGCAGCCGTCATAGTCGTATACTCTTATGCTGCCCTCTGCGGCTGCCTCTGGTGTTTCAATAACCAGCGGCTCTGCCTGCTGCATCTGCGCTGCTACCTGTTCGTCTGTTACTGGCTCGCTGTTCTTTCCTCTATACCAGATAGCCAGCATAAACAAAATGATTGCCAGCACGCCTGCCGCTATAATGGCTACGCACTGTATCAGTTTCTTAACTGTTTGTCGTTTTCGTTTTCTCATTTCCCGCCTCGCTTTCCTCTATCATTGCAGCCCTGCTACGCCGTTCTATCCCCGTAGCCATAAACGCTATTTTCATATCTCTTTCGTTAAATTCGTCGTAGTCTCCTGTTGGTGCATCTTCTGGGAAAATCTGCTGTGCTTGTATGAAAGCGTCCATAAATGTGCTTAATTCCTCATAAAATACATTTCTGTAAAATTCAAACTCTAACTCTATTTCGATTTTCTGCGCTTTCGTGCAATATATGCCGATTTTCTGCCGCCGTCCGTATGGCTTGTATGCTGTTCTGTCAGATTTAGCACCCATGACCTTATACATACACTGCCACAGCAGTTTTATTTCGTGCTTTCCGTTGTAGGAAAATATCGTATATTCATACTCTTCCTTTTGCAGTTCGTCTAAGGAATTTATACCGCTATCCTTAAGCAGCTTTGCAAGTTTCTTTTGCGCTGTCGTTTTCTCGCCGCCTACGCCCCGCTCTGCCAGTGCTTGCAGCTTTTTAATACGCTGTATTGTTTTTTCGTCCATGTATTGCCCTCTCTTCTGTAGCAAAATAGTAGTTGTCTACTATCAGCATTTTTTTACTGAAAAGGCACATAAGCCCCAGCGGTACGGTAATAACCGCTATTGTTATGTCGCCCTCTGTCGCCCATACCGCCAGCACTGTAACTGCCAGCATTGCAAGCCCGTAGGCTTTCTGCTTAATGAAATACCAGCGGCGGGCTTTCTTTGCCTGCTCCCGCTGCCGCCTCTGCTCTTTTTTCTTTCGCATATCTGCTATGGCATCTGCATAGCCTCTCTGGTATGCGTCCTCTACTATCAATGCCTCTGCTGCCATTCTCTGCCTCTCTTCCTTTCGGCGGCGCTCTCTGTCTTTCCATGTGTGCCGCTCTCCTGTTCTGGCGTTTGGTTTTACCGTGCGGGCTACTTTTCGCATTAAAAAGCAACTGAAAACCTGTTGACCGTCCACATACTTTCTGGCTGGTATGACCGTCGCTATTTTTCCACGGTATACAGATTGCAGCTATTAGCCTGCTGCCCTCTGACGCAGGCTCGCCATGCCTGCTACGCAATGCACCGTGTGGGACTTGAACCCACGACTTGCCGCTTATGAGGCGGCTGCTCTAACCACTGAACTAACGGCACTTGTGGCGGCTGCTGCCGCCTAATACGGTATGTCTAAACCGTTTTCTTTCAAAAAATCCAATATTTTTATGTACCCTAAACCTTTATTTGTTGGTATCCACATTTCCTCGTTATCGTATTCCCCACCATTCAATACATAGTCTGCAAGCCTCTTATCTTCTTTTTCCAACTTAATAATCCTGTCTCTGTCTTGCAGTATTCCGAAAAGGCAAAATATGCAGCCTGTTCTCTTGCAGCCTGTCGTACAAAATTGACACCCTTGATAATCATTAGTAGCCTCGTATATGGTTATCTGCCCCTCTATCTGTTCCTTATCTAACTTAGGTACTATTTCCCCGTAACATTCTGCGTAGTCCAGCTCATACTTAAATAAATACTCTAATACGTCGTTTTCGCTCCAAAATGACATAGGCGCAGACATAGGTCTTTTTAAGTCAAAAGCATTGCAGCCATGCTTTAACCATTTTTGTAATCTTAAATTGCTTTCCTCTGCCATTGTCGCCACTATAGGCAGCCTGCCCGTTTCTTTCTCGTATTGCTTTGCTGGTTTCTTTTTCATGTAATCGCAGCATTTATGCGATATTCTAAAAGGCGCATCTAATAAAAATTTATACTGTGGAATGTTGTACTTGCTCTTATCTCCGTTTTTATCTACAGCCGTACCGTTTAATTTTGCCATTCTATATGTATAGCAATTTCCGTTTTTTAGCCCTTTTCTCGCCTCTGCTATTGTTTGTGCAACCTCTTTGGATATAACCGGATAGCCATACTCTGTAATAATCTGTTTGAAATTCTTTTCTGGTCTTAAAATTATGTCTGCGTGCCTTTTTCCGCAGGCTCTTACACTTCTATACTCTAACCCCGTATCTATAAATACTCTTGGTAGCTTTGCTCTTACAAATCGCCTTTCTATATCGTCTAATACTCTGCTATCCTTTCCACCGCTTATGCTTATGTATGCGTCGTTGCGGTCTATAAACGCATCTATACGCCGTGCAGTCATTCTGATTTTTGCATCAAGTGGTAAACTCTGCATCTGGTATAAATCAATTTTTGTATGTGCTGCCATTCTCTGCCTCTCTTTTGTTTCTCTGTTTTATAGTGCCTGCTGCCCCGCTGCTGCCGTGTAGGTTTTCAGTGTGGCGTTGCAGCGTTTGAACTCCCTATAAATTGTGTCCCTATGCGTTCCCAGCACCTCTGCAATATCGTTTACACTGCTGCCCTGCTTACTCATAGCCTCTATGGTCTGCCTGTCCTCGTAATGCAGACGTTTGTACTTTCGTTTCGCCATGTTCTATGCTCCTTTCCGTCCTCATTTGCTTTTATGGTAAAAAATAAGCGTGTCAGAGTTTTTACGCTCTGCACGCTCTTCTTTTCTGCTGTTTCCTATAAAAAAAGAAAATCGGCAGAGGCTTTATAACCTCTTGTCGATTTTCATTTTAAAACTTATCTCTAAAAATGTCAACATTAAATTCGACATTTTTTCGTGTTTTTATCGTTTTGCCGTTTTGCACAATACGCAATCTGTTTTATTGTATATTTTCACTTTTAGGCAGCGTAATAGTAAGGCTGCCACCTCTGCCAGCCTCTCACGCCCCCTATTTCCGTTCTTATGCAAGCTGTTTTACCTCTTCCTCGAATAGTTCCCTTGCTGAATGATAACTATGTATTTTGCGTGGGTATCCGTTTATCCAGTTCTCTATACCCTCTACCTCTTCCTCTGTCCTGTCGTCAAAATTTGTGCCTTTCGGTATCTTCCGGCGTATCATCTTATTTGTTACCTCATTTGTGCCACGCTCCCAACTGCTGTACGGGTGGCAGTAATATACCTTTGTCCGCTTTTCTCCCTCGTTGATAATAGAACGCTGTAAGCCCTCTGCATCTGCAAACTCGCTGCCGTTGTCTACTGTGATTGTCTTAAATACCCGCTTAAACATATCAGCACCCCATTTTCTTTCCAATCTATCCAGTGCCGCTACTACTGCCTCGTCTGTATGGTCTGGCAGTTTAAATATAATCTCATTTCTGGTTTTCCGCTCTGTCAGTACCAGCAACGTATTTTTTGACTTTCCCCGCTTACCTAAAACGCTATCCATTTCCCAGTTGCCAAACTCTTCCCGTGTATCTATCTCTTTCGGGCGTTTGTCTATACTCTCTCCTGCTGCCGCCCTTTTCTGTTGCCTCTGTACTTTCTTATAATTTCTCTTCTTATTCTTCTTTACTGGCAAATTCTTATTAGACAACTTAAGGAAAATACCCTTATCAATGTAGCTGTATAAGGTCGTTACGCATACTGTTACGGAAAAGTCCCCCTCTTTCCCCTGTGCTTTCAATTCTCCCAGTACCGCAGCTGGGCTGTAATCTTCATTTACTATTTTATTTTCTATATAATTTGCGTATGCAATATCGTTGCCTATTTTAAGCTGTGTGCCCCTTGCCTTTAAGTTTTCCTCTGCTTTCATTTGTGCCTTGTTTGGGCTATAACTTAATGTTTCTGTATAGTCGCTATTTCTGTGCATATATTCCCCTCGCTTAAGCTCATTGTATATAGTGCTGCGGTGTACGCCCAGCTGTTCTGCTATCTCTATCACGCTATGCCCTGCTTTTTTCAATGCCTCAATACTTATACGGTCTGTCCATGTCAGCTGTCGGCTGCCTTTCTTATTCGCCATTTCTGCTACCTCTCTTTCGTTCCTATTCTTTCCCCATATACGACGAAAAGCCGCAAACTTTTTACAAGTCTGCGGCTTATGCCTTTACCTATTTACAACACTTTTTACAAGCGGTGTATTTCTTCTTCGCTTGGCTTAGCGGTATGCTCTTTGGGTTTTTCATTCCCGAACAGTTAGGCTTACTATGGTATTTTTTGTTGCTACGGTCTACATATACTGTAGTTTCTCCCGTATGCTGGCTTACGCTGGGTGTTGCGTCCTCGATTACGTCAAGCTCTATATTGCACCCGAACATCTGTACCTCACACCCAGAAATTTCCAGTATTTCTGCGGTGTAGCGGGCTTTCGGGTACTTTCTCGCTAAGTCCCCCGCCAGCTC